ATGACTCCTGAAGCAAAAGAAGCAATGGCAACTTTTGACACTAAGTCTTTCATGACAAAGATAGAAGATAAGAAAAAAGAAGATACACCAACACAAGTCAAACCTAAAGCAAAAGGTGGAACTACAAAGGTCAGCACAGAAGAAATTGCTGCATATCCTATCGGCGGTCTACAGGGTGATAATGCTGTGGTTGTCAATGCACAACAGCAACCACTATTTACAATGAACACCAACGAAGCAGCGGTGATGAATCCAGATACGAAGACTGTTGATGTAATACCCAATCAAAAGAATAAACAAGTTGGACCACAACAACAGACAGACAGCACTCCTGTAATGAATGAGTTTAATTCTGCAATTCAAGATTTACAGAAAGACTTTGATAATCTATCTAAGAAAGATATGAAGCAACCGGATATGACTACTACACAACCAGAACAGTTTAATCAGAGTTGGTTGGCAGCATTAGGTCATGTGACAGAGATACCATATAGAAATCCTACAGCACATAGAGTTGCTAGTCGTGCAAATGGTGTTGAGACTGGTAGTGCTGATAATGGATATCATTTCAGTCACGGTAACAAGTCATAAAAAAGGCGGGGAATGATCCCCGCCGATTCTATTAGTCTTCTGCTAGTTTTCGGAACATAGCAAGGTCTTCATCCTCTTCATCTTCAACAACTGGCGTTGGTGCCTTCTTAGCAGGCTTTGAGTCTGTAAATGGAACATCATCGTCAGTTTCATTGAATGCCTTAGGTGCAGCAGCACGATATTCATCCGTAGTAGAACGAACAGGTGATCCTGTCAGACCCATAACATCATTCAACTTACGCTTTAGATCATCATAAGACTTAAAGTTCTTACGATCAACAATATCCTTTAATGAATATTCACTCTTCCAGAGTGCCTCTAGTTCATCATCATTCTCACTCAATGGTCCTGGTGTTAGAAACACCGACTCATCATAGTTAGGAAATGAAATGCTACGACCACCCATATTGACGTTCTGGCGTGTCATCTTCAACTTGAAGTTGGCACCCTTCCACAAATCAAAAGGATTGATGCGTGGCTCTGACTCAAGGTCAGGATTCATCATCTTGGTAATCTTGTCAAAAATCTTCTTGCCATACTTGAACAAGAAGACCTTGCCCTCGTTCTCTGGATTCTTAGGATCACTCACCACATAGATGTTAGAAACATAATGCAGACGGCGCTTCTGATCACGGGCCTGCTTACGCTCTGGAGAGTTATCATCCTGTGTGGAGTTCCAGAGTTGTGAGTTAAATTCAGAAACAGGATCCTTTTCATCAAAAGTCGTTAGAGACTTTTCGATATACCACTTACCTGTCACCTTGTTCTGGAAGCCATGATCGAAGTATCGAACGAATGGCAGAGCATCGTCACCATCGACTGCTGGACCAGGAAGAAAGCGAATAACTGCTAGAGCATTACCAGTCTTATCTGGTGTTGGCTTCCAATAGTTATCTGTGCTATCGTCCTTCTCGTAGGTGGGATTCTGTAGTTTATCGACTTCCTTGAGCAGGTTGTCAAACTTTGAGGATTGTTTCTTTAGATTTGAAAAGTTCATGTATATTCTCCGTATAACGTTGTATAGTTTCTTGTCCACATAATCATAATATAAGTTGGTATTATAACAGAAGATTCTCCCTCTGTCAAGTGATATTTAGTCATCAATAGAAACGCATTCAAATTTGCGTTCCTGCAATGTCTTAGCACCCCAATATGTTCGAGGATTACCACATAAGGAACAACCAGAATGACAAGTCCATCCTTTCATCTTGTGGAAGCGATGCTTTTGTTCTTCGTTGTCGTTATAACCCCATGTGAAGTTATTTATTTTTCGGATAGAAAACTGGCGCTCGATGTGCCGTTGCTTCTGTTGAAAACGCTTTTGTCTTCTCTGTTTATCCAAGTATTATCTCCAAAAAATGTTTCGTTTCTTCATTCGGTAGAAAACTTGTATTAGTCTCCTTTTCATGTAGTTCTATTTGAAACACTCTTTCTCCATCGTATTTGTAAAAAACCTCATACCTTCCGTCAACCCACTCCTTTAATATGTCAGACGCATTGCCCTCTAGAGTTTTCATCTATACGCTCCTTGAGTATGAGTTTCATTCTCTCTTTATCATACTTTATAAAGGGCCTATATTTTTGCATCTTGAGAGATACCTTAGGCCATATCACATCATCGTCATAGTATTTATCAAACTTTTCTCTAAACAGAATAAAGTCATTCATAACAACCAATGACTCCATACAGATACGGCGTTGTAGATACAGCACAAGCACTCCGGGGTATTGATCACTATGCGTCTTGAAGGCGTCGCAGGAACCATTACGCAACACCATATCAACATCATTAGACACATTATAAGATAGAGCCTGCCGACGACCCTGATACTTGACCAGATTGGTTGTAGCAGTATCGTCTAGCAGTTCTGTTATATAATGCTTGTCTTCAAGAAAGTTAGCCACATAGAAATCCCTTAGTGTTTCAGGATCATATGTCTTAGCCAACTTCTCAAAGAACATTCGGTCGTTTCTTTTGGTGTATGACTCTTTCGTAGCACGGAGTTTACCATGCATTTGAAAGAAGTCATACTTGTTGCTTGTGAAATGGGTTCGCAATGCTAGAAACAACTGATATGCACCATAACCAGTAAAGTGTCTCATACTACCTTTGTTTTGTCTCTAATCGTCATATCAAAACTGAATGGGGTCTTATTTTGTTGCTGTTTTACAGCATCATCAAAGATAGTATCATCATCTGTAAACCATTGACTTTCGGTAGCCTGGTCAATCCGTCCTTTAAGACGATTCGTCGATTCGAAGATACCCGGAACGGGTTGTCGGATAATCGCTCCGGCCGGCCATGGACTAGGGACAGTAGCAGCAGATTCCTTTATAGCCTCCTCCCATATCTTTAGCAATGTCTTTGTCTTTGACTCGGCATGACCTTCACCTGTCGTAGCAAAACCTTTATTCAAAAACTTTAGAATACGACCCTTCTTTGGTTCTTTCTTAAGGTTCTGACTAATGAGTTTCTTATTAGCAATGGCATCATAAGTCTCACGATTGATATGTAGTTTACCCTCGTGATATGATACCGTTGAATGGAGAAAGTCAAAGTCCTTGAGAAGATCCTGACGATTAGTATGGTCTGTCAGAATATACTGAACCTTCGACTCAACATGATCCGCAACACCAAATACATGCGGATTGTAATATTCATCCTCTTCATGCAAACGATACTTGATGTTCCAGTTGCCTTCTTTGTATTTGGTCAAACGATTAAACAAAGTAATGGCCGGAGTCATCCCTGGTCTAAGAATGAAAACGTCAATATCTTTGATAGGTTCATCATGAAACAAAGATGTGAATACACCACCAGCAATGACGAGTTGATTGGCGCCAACATTTATCGTTTGCGTAATAAAATCACCTTCACTACTCATTTCTACTACTTCAAAGATGCCATGCATGTTGATTAGGTCTTGAATCTTTTCTTTCATACGAAGAATATTTCCAACTTCATCATCTGTGAAGTTAGGGGTTGCACTGTTTGTCATGTTGTAAATCCTCTTAGAGGGGGAGTTGAGATGTATTTGACTTTTTGAGGTAATGGAGGTTTTCTGCTTCGAGTTTGATTTTGGATTTGAGGACGCCGGAGATTAGTTTTGCAGCGGTTTCTAGTTCGAATCCAGACTGCTCACAGTATTCAATCACGGCATCAATATATGGAATGTCTTTCATATAGACTAGTTCCTCAATCTCCATACTAAACTTTTGAATATCATCCGGCGTCATCATTATCAACCCTTGCTAGAAACGAATTTGTTTAGTTGCTCAGCCACTCGAATAACATCTTCATAGGTGACAACCTCAAAGTCGGGAAAGTCGGGTATAGTGTCCCAACCTTTTCTATCGGCCTGTTCCCGCTTCATTTGCCATTCTTGTTCTTGTTTATTCCGTTCCACCCATACCCTATCGTTCTCAATTGACTGTGCTAATTTTAGCAGTTCTAGCCGGATTGTAAAGGGTGAATGTGCGTTATATGTATCCATGATTTACTCCTGTATGTGTTTGTGTGTTAAAGGTGGTTTTTCTGTTTCTAGGAAAACCACCAAACCCAATGAGATTAAGCCGCTAGAGCCATCTCAAATGGTGAAACGTTGTCGTTAGCACCTATATTTGCCTTTGGTCTCCTTGAACCCTTACTACACCAGTCGATCCTAGTTCGCCCCCATCAAAGATACACTATGAAGGATTTGAACCTTCAAGAAGAGGATGCGCTTCCTCTAGCACCAGCTTTTATGACGGAATTGAACCGTCGCCTGGCAAACCAGCCTAGTGTATCTGTGGTGGAGGCGGTGGGAGTCGCACCCACGTCCTCAGTGTCTATGCCGTTCCTCTCAACGACCTCGGCAATTCTATTTATTCGCCTTCATCAAAGTAACA